TATTGCTTCTGGTGCTTTATAACCAGTAGATTTTTTCCACTCTTGTATCCTTCTATTTATCTCATCGATATCTAAAGGTGGTTTAATAGCCTGTAGTTCTTGTACTTTTTCTACTAATTCCATTTAATTTAATTTAAAGTTTGTTATCATCAATGAACTTTTGAGCTTTAGCTTTTTTAGCTTCTGCTAAATCAAATACAGCCGCATCTTCTTTTACTGTAGGAAATTTGTTTGTAATAAATTGCTTTATGTAATTGTTCATAAAATAATCTTTATATTTACTTTCAAATAAAACTTTTTTATCTTGAGACAACGGTAGGTCTTTTTCATAACTCCAAGATTTAGAGCCCGCGTTAGCGTTTTGTGACATTTGATCATCTTCATTTAAGCTAGTGCCTTGAGCAATATATACGTTCCAAGCGGCTACAACTTCTTGTTCTGAGCTCAACAAACCAGAAACCTCAGCATTTATAAAAGGATCTGATTTACGTTTAATTTTATCCATATCAAATTTAAGTACGTTTCTGCCTTTGCCATTACCTATGTCTATTATCTCATAGTCATAAGAGCCATCGGGATTTTTTGCCACAAACTCTTCAGATATTACAGCAGTGGGAGAAAGTGATCCATTTTCTAAAATATCTTTAGCAGAAAACAAACCCACGCTAGTTAATAATGACAACATGTTTTTGTTTATATCTGGAGTAACCGCAACTAGAGAAGTATCAGAGTCAAGTAAAGAATTTAAAGAAGTATTGTTTATAATTAAAGGCTCTTGTAACATAGGTCCTTGAAAAACAATAGTTTGGCTACCATCTTGATTTAAATAAAGATCTAAAGCATAACCATCTGACTTAGAAAAACCTGGTTTAGCAGTCATAATAGAATTTGCTACCATATATCTATAATCGTTGTTTACGTCAAAATTAGAATCATCTGTTACAGAAAGTTCCCCTACTAAATTTTCAATAAATTCAATAGAGGCAGCAGGGGCTTCATCTAATTGTTTTAACATTTTTTTTTCAGCAACACAACTAGGATCAGAGCATCTGTTATTTTGTATAGCTATTTTTAAGTCAGCGTATATTTTAACAGTATCTTGATAAGCATTATCTAATATTTTAAAATCATAATCAGAATAATTCTGTAAAAAGTCTTTATTATAAGCAATAGCGTTACTTTCGTTAAATTGCTTTATTATAAGATTATTTGTTATATTTTTATCTTCCATAATTATCCTTATTTACCAAAAAACCCTCCAGCTATTGAAGCTATACCACCTATAGCGCCTGTTATAGCAGATGTTCTATCTGCCGCGGCCATACCCGCAGCTTGTCTAGCAGCCTGCATTTCAGCATAAGTTCTATCTATTTGACCTTGCTCTCTTCCTTCTCTTATTCCAAAAGTAAATTGAGTACCTGCTACATCAGCTTGTTGTTGGCGCATTTGTTCTGACATAAGTTCTTGTTGTCTTTGTTTTTCGCCTTCTACTCTTAATTTTTCATTTTGAGCTTCTTGCTGTTCTATGCTAGCAGCTACACCTTTTTTGCTTTGTAAAGCTGCTTGTGCTAAAGCAGTAGCGCCACCGGCTGAAGCGCCTGTAGATCTTATGGTGTCTAGCGTGTTAGCTAAAGAAATATCAGCTTGTTCGATTTGCATTTCTGCAGCTTGAGTAGCGACTCCTAATTGTGAGAAAGGATTTGTTATCATACTAGACAAATCAGTTACACTTGCATAAGGGTCTATTATAGCTTGTCTATTGGCTTCTAATCCATTTAATTTTTTTTGAAGTCTTCTAGCTCTTCTAGCAGCTCTTCTTTGAGCTTTTCTTGCTGCGCTAGCGCCAAAAAGACCACCTGCTATGCTGGCCGCTCCTCCTATTACTGCTGCTGCTACTGGTAAAGGCATAATTTTATTTTTTTATTAATAATATCCATTGTTAATTATGTATTCTGTTCCTACTTGGAATAATTGTTTTTCACCTCCATAGTCAGTTGTGTTGTCTGTAGACATTGTAACTACTGCATAAAAACCTTTTATACCTGTCATCTGATCTCCAAAATGTATTTCTCCAGCAACTGGTAGACTTGAATTTTTAAGATACGCGTAGTATTTATTTTCTTTTCTATTAAAACCTGCTCTTAATGTATTTAATCCTGAAGTGTATAATCCTTCTTCGTAACTTAAAACTGTAGATGTAGAATCTTTAGAAAAAGAATAAAAAGAGTTTAATTCGTCTTCACCTGTAGGATCTGAAACAAAAGAATTAACCTGCCAACCATTGTAGCCTTCATATTCAACTGTTTTAAAATTTTTGGAAACACCAGCGCTATCATTAAAAACAAAAGTAATATTTGATGGATAATTTACTCCGTAAAATTTATTTCTAGCTAAACTACTAAAATTAAGTTGAGTATTATCTGGTATAGACTGCGCTAAATTAACAACTACTACAGCCCCACTTGGATTTGTTGTTACACTTAAAACAAAAGTACCTTTTATTATACCTGGTCCATAGACAATATCACCTACTCTTATTTCACCTTGTAAATTATCTACGGTTATATTTGAATTATTTATAGTATTGCCATTAGACAAACCTTGTGTTATTATATTTTCATTAGAGTTATGCAGCCAAAGTTTACCCCCTTTTGTAGTATACATTTGATTTCTTATGCTAAATAACTGATCTGGTTTAAAGCTAAAGAAGCTAGTCCAACCATTTATTTTTTCGTCCCATGCTAAGGTAGTTTCTTTATTATAGTTTGTGCCAGTAGTTAATTGTTGGTTTCTTTGAGTTGAAACAATGTATTGGCTTGTGTATATATCCCAACCTCCTATTATTTTTCCTGGACTAAATGCTATTTTTATTCTGTTTAATTCGTCTCTAAAATAATCTTTCATGCCAACAGAGGATATTTCGTCTAATCCACTTCTTGACAATCTTAATATAACATTTTTATTTGCATCTGAAAAATACTTATTATATCCATATATTGCAAAACTTTCAGGATTTGTTGCTATACCATACTCACCTAAATAAGGAATTATTTGGCCAATAACTAAGTTTAATTGAGTTACTGATGTTCCTTGTCCTTCTGCTGAGTATATAGCATCTTTATCTATTAATGCTTTACTTACTTTTAGTTCTTGAAATATATTTAAATTAGTATCTTCTGCATAAAGCTTTTGAATAGATCCATTTGCTGGATCTAAGCTTTTAGTTATTTCTTCTCCTACGCTAAAAACATTAGTATTATTAACACCTGTTCTTGAATTAAATATACCTGAATATATTAAAGTATTTACTCTTTTAGATGAATTAGGCTTATCCTCTACTAAGTAGGCTTTTGCGCCATAATCTGTAGAAGTGTTATTATAACCACCTCTAATTCTAGATTCTTCTATTGACCAGTTTCCAGCAGTATTATTATTATCTGCAAATTGTGGCGTAGTTCTAGGATAACCACCTAAAGACGAAGGCACTCCAAAAGACCCGTTCCACATAGCGGTACCAGTACCGGCGTTGGTCCCTCCAGCGTTAGTTTTTTTAAGAATGTATGTGTTAAAAAATTTTACTTCTATTATTGCTGCCATATTATATTATCACTTAATTTTTTTAATTTTAACACTATTAACCTGGTGAGCATGTTTCTTGACAACCACTAACTGTTCCTCCTGATTCAGTTCCAGGAGATATCATTCCAGCAAGAACAACATAATTAATAGAATCTCCTATAAATGGATTCATAGGAATACTATCTTCAACTAAAATAGGTTCTTGATAAAATGTACAATCTGGTTTTTTTGCTGGACTAGCATTTTGAACTGCAGCACAAATATCACCTTGAATGTCTGTTGGAAAACCTACTGCAACTGGTACTCTTGGAAATAATGGTAGCGTAAAAGACGCGCCTGTGTTATTAGGTGCTTGAACAAGATATCTTCCACTTGTAAACTTAATTTGATCACCAGCTGTTAAAATACCACTGATAGAAGTAAAAGTTTCTACTGTAGCTTGAGTTCCTAGACCTCCTGCGGTCGGATTAGTGTAAGAAACTGATTTAACCCTTATGCCTGTAGACTCGCCGCTTGAATTTAAAATCAAAGCATTAGGTGGAAACCAATTGCCAATATAACCAGTTCCAGAAGCGTCTGGAACAAAGACATCAGTAAGTTGAAAAGGTTCGTCGCCTTCAGGACCGCCAGTATTAGGATAAGAATTCCAAATTGGACCAGCAGCAGGAGGATTTAAACTAGGTGTAAGGAAAAAATTAGAATAAAAAACATCATCTCCAGATAAATTTATTAATTTAAAAGAGTTTACACCTAAAACAGCGTCAACTTCAGCCGTAGAATCTATGTAAGTATTAGCGCTACTAGTCCCTAAAGCTGGTATATTTAAATCTCTAGGAGTTATAAAAAGCTGTCTAAATGAAGTAGGAATAAGAGAATAGTTTATTCTAATAATAAGTCTACAGTAAGGGGTAGGGCTTGTAGTTTCTGATCCTATACCCGCATCGGCATCTTGTAATTGCACGTAAACAACCCAATCAACATATCCTCTTTCAACATCTTGAGTTTGAAATATAGGAAAGGTTTGGTTTGGTTTTGTTAAAGAAGCAAAACTAACACCATTATTAATTGAATTACTTGTTGCTATAGTAGTATTTAATACAAATGGATTATAGAAAATAATATCAGGGTTAGCAATATTAATAGTTATTCCCTCAATAGTAACTTCATTAGCTAACACCTGTGCTTCAGTATACGCTCCGTTAAAATTTACTAGATTGTCTGCTCTTATTGCAGCTATTATTTTAAAATCTAAACCTAGTCCTGCATTAAATTTAGTACCTCCAGCTCCCGTAGTGCCATCATCAAAAAATCTAGAACCATTTTTACCTTCTATTTTATTTACTACAATTGTATCTGTTTGATCTATAACAATACTAGGAGTAACAGGTCCTGTAGAACCAGTGTAACCCGGCGAATTTAAACATACTAAAAATTCTGGATTATCGTTTTTAAGTTCTGCTGTTTTTGTAAAAAACGAAATAGCATCTGTAACCGTGTTTGTTACTTTAATAGAAAAAGTAAAATTTCTTGGAGCTGGATCTGATTCAAAAACAAATAAGCTATTAGTTTTAATTTGATAAAAACCAGCAACTGTTGAAGATTCTTCTAATATAAAATCAGCAGTTCTATCTGTACCTTCAATATCTGTAATAGCAGCAGCAATGCCATCAGTTGATTGAAACTCTATAGTAAAGTTAGCAGGATTTAAATCACTTCCAAAAACGTCTTGAACTGTCATGCCAGGAGCAGCGACTGAAGCAGATATAATGTCGCTTCCCACAGCTAAATCTTCTTTAAACAAGTCATCATTAAATCCAACTAGTTCAAATCCTCCACTGTTTTCACTTAATACAGCTGTATTTAATTCAGATATTAAACCTGAAGATGAAGTTTCCCAGAATATATCTAACAAACTTTCAACTGGAGTTGTTTCGTATACAGCTAAGTATTGTATACCAGGTCTATTTACTTCAGGATTGTTAAATATAGTCAACACATCACCTTGAGAAAATATGTTAGTGCAATCATTTTGGTCGGCTCCACCAGCCCCAGACCCTATATTGGTAGACAATTGCAGAACATTTCCTGCGATATTAACAACTGTAGTTCCTTCTGCTAAACCACCGCCTCTAACTAGCATACCGGTTGTTATAGCACCTGCGTTTTGAATATCAGCTAAAACAACCATGTCGTCTGTTGCTGTTGTAGGATTGGCTGGTGGGGTTAATGATATGTCTACAATTCCACTCGCTGTAACAAATTCAGTATTTGCTATTTGACCTATTTTATTTTCAGTTGATATTCTACCTATAAGCGGGTCTGAGGTGTAAGCATAAAATTGTGGAAAAAAGTCTGGTCTTTCAGAAATTAAAGGACTAAAGCCAAATAAATCGTTTAATGTAGAAATAATAGAAACTGTATCTGGTTTAATTCCAGGGTAATAAGCTACGTTTTTAGAAATATTAGGCTCTAAACTACTTACATTTACATTGTTTTCTACTCTACCAAAAATTTCTACAGAACTTCTAAACTGTTTTTGCTGAGGACCAACTTCACTTAAATCTCTAGGAATTTTATTTATGTTATCGTTTATAAGAACAGCATGCGAAGTTTTACCTAGTTCTTTAGTTAAATCATTAGGATAAGAAGCCATTACACCTGGTAAATAAACATTATAATATTCTTGTTCAGTTTGTTTTACAACTATTTTAAAAGAATACCAACCAAGAGGATTATAAGAAGAACTGCTTGTGTCGCTGCTGTAAAGTCCAGGCCAGCCAGTGCTAGTATTTTTATTTACTGGACCAATAGGCGTGTTAAGAGAAACTTTTAAAGAATCACCAGGCCATGTTGATTGCTCTACACCAATTGAATTATAAGATGAATAAATTGTAGATCCTTTAAACTCAATACCTCTAACAACAACAGTACTTAAACTACTTGAAAGCACCACACTTGATTGTCTTCCGTATCTATCTGAAAGTACAAAACCAACTTGATAATTTCTATTTTGTTTTAAAGAATGGTTTGGATATTCTATAATACTAGTTGCGTCTTGTATATCACTAGCAGGTGTTAATTCTATTATATCACCAGCGCCTATATTTGTATTATTTGTAAGTGTTAAAATACCAGTCGCTACATTGTAGGCCTTAACAATAGTTCCAGGTGGAATGCTAGATCCGGGGCTTGTGCTGGTTATTACAGAGCCCACAACAGTTCCGCTGCTTGCCCAAACACTTCCAACTTCTGTTCCAACACTTAAAACAACTTGGTCTTTAGGGCCAAGATTTGCCAGTGCGCTTGCTGTTCCTGTATTTAATAAAAAAGATACTTTTTGTCCAGCATTAACATTGTAATCTAAAAATGCAGGCGGAGTATGTTTATTTTGAAAATTACCATAAACAACTCTGTTACTTATTATTTCCTGAGCTAAAGATCTAACTGGAGTTTTGTCATATACTCTAATAAGATCTGCTTCTGGCAAAACTTTAAAAGGTTTTCTAGACTGATAGTCATATACATAAAATCTAGGATCACCTATTGTTATTATATCACCTGTAGCTAAAGTTATACTACTACTAAGTGTTATAACTCCAGATGTAGGTATAGCGGGGTTTGTTGGAACAAAATCAGTTACTGTTATTGCAGGACCGCTACTACCCGCGAATGTAACTTGAGATCCAATTAAAATTCCTCCTTGAATATTTTGTATATCAAAAGAAGTACTTGTTGTTCCGGTGGTAATTTCAGCTTTACCTGCAGAATTAAATATAGTTTCTATGGATACTTGTTCTATAACTTTTACAGCTGTTTGATTAGATTCTTTATAAAGAATATCTATAGAATCAACTTTTAAAGCATTTTGTAAATCATAATTATTGAACGGAAGTGGTACATAAAGTAATATTTTATTTACTTTGTTTTCCATAAACTCAACTATAGTGCTTTGATAAGATAATTTTTGATCATCTTTTTCTCTACTTGCGTAAACCTCGCCAAGAGAGGTTAGTGGATCTAGTGGAGTGTTTGGTGGAGGAACAACTGTTTTGTCTGTAATAAAATAACCGTCTTGCTTAGGAATAAAAGCCGGTTGTGTAAAAGGTGAAAATATAGAGTTTTCTCCATCTACATAATTAAATCTGTATCCAAATCTTACAAATTTGTCTTCTAAATAATTAGGATCACCATTATAAGCAGATTCAAAATATGGATTTGGTTCAAAAATAATTTCATTATCTAAAGCGCCTATTGTTACTGCATTATTTAATTTTATATAAGTAGGAGGATTTGCATTTTCAATTTCAGTAACTTTAGTTGAAGCTGGAATTGTAGTAGCTCCTGTAGAAGTTTTTAATTCAGCTAAAATATATATATTACCTTGTATGCTATTGTCAATAGGAATTTGAGCTCCAGCCGCGTATGTTCCAGGAGTAGCTTTTGCTAGACCACCATTAGGATAAAATTTACTAGTAACATCTAGCATTGTAGTTTCATACTCTGCTTCGGTTCCAGTCGCTAAAAGACTTTGTCTATATAAAATTATACTCTGATATGGGTTGTAAGTAGATACTGATATTTGATCTTCTGTTTGATAATAACTACTAGAGCCAAAAGCAGATACTGTATTTATTTTTCTTGGTTGGTTTCTGTTATCTGTCCAAAATAAAAAATCTTCTAAAACATTTACACCATATATGTAGTTTGTTTTTGAAAAATTAAGCCAATTACCTTCAACTAATTTAGTTGCACTTTTTGTTACAGTATTGTATGCGTATATAAAGTTATTTGCCGTAGGACTATATAAAAAATTACTAGGAGATGGATCTGTATAATCTGTTAAAAATAAATATATAACATTATTTATATCATCTGAAAAATATCCTATGCATGTTAAATTGGTTATTCCAGTTAAAACCTCGAAATCAACAGCTAAAGAATTACCTAAAACATTTTCTAAAGAGCCTACGCCATCTCCTTCTGATCTACTTATTTGAACGTTTAAAGCATTCCTGTAATCGCCGTTTTGTAATAATCTAGCATCAATGTCTTTATTCATTTTAGATCCTAGAAAAGTATTTTGAGCTTTAGCCATTTAATTTTAGTGTTTTATCCATTTAGATTTACCTCTCATAACTTGAACTATTTCATCAAGTTTAATATTAGATAATCTTATTTTAGCATTTCTTAGTTTAGCCGATCTATCTCTTTTTAATCTTTGAACGGTATATTCTTGTTGGCCAGATCTTGTGGATACTATATTATACAGTATAGATGCATATAGAGCGTCTTCAGCTAATTTAGGTACTTTAGTGTCTTTGTCGTGAGCTAAGCCATCTGATATGTACTCTAACACAATTAATTTATCTACCAAATTACTAGAAAAAGACATCTTGCCTTCTTTATAATTAGGGTTAAACCAACCATTGCGCTGAGCATATTGAGGTACTATTCCATATTGTTGTCCATAGAATATATCAGTATAAAATCCATAGTAATTAGCCCAGTAAGCATAGTCGTCTAAATTATTAAAAATTTGTTGACTAATAATTTTATCGTTTGCTTGTTTCCATCTTTCTTCTGTTATAGAAGTTCCTTCTATAGTTGAGCCAAAATTATCTTGCACTGGTACTCCTGTATTGTCTTGTACAGGATTTTCATAAGGACTTGTTGTTAGGTTATTAGCTGGATATATAGGCCTTTTAACTCCTAGTTCATCTATATAACAAACGCTTACATAATTAACATAGTCTTGAGGTAGTACTATGTTTAAACTTGCTGGTATTGTTAATTCTTGAGAGTGTATACTTTTTAATGTATCATAGCTAAATTCTTGTAAAGATCTTTTAGCAAAAAACAATACATCAGATTTACTTGCTTTTTGTAGTATTTTACCATCACCAACATAACCAACCATAAAGTTATCTATAGCATCATTTAAAGTTATATATTCATAACCTCCATAGTTGTTTTCTACAGCTTGACCAAAAGCATCTTGTGCTCCATAATTACCACCGCTTAAAGTTTTTAATTGAACCACAATATAAGTGTTAGCTGCTAAACCAGAAATTTTAAATGTATTATTAGTTAAACCATAATCACCAGCAGCGTCAAGTTCAGTAAAAGTTCCAGGAACACCACTAGGACTTGTAAATATTTTAAAGTTATTTAAAGCATAGTCTGTATCTGTAGAATCTTCACTTCCAAAAATTAAGTCTGTGTTAAAAGTTGTAGTAAAACTCTGTGTATTGCCAAAAGCGGGAGGATTTGCTGAGGATAAAAATCCCTGAGCACCTTGGTAGTATTGCTGATTAGTTTCTGTTATTAAACTCATTTATTTAAGATTTTTCGTTAGCTTCTACTGCTTGAGCTTCTTGAGATGCTGCTTGTATAACAAGAGGATCCTTTACAATAATACCGCAGTATTTTAATATACCAATAATTAAATTAGTTTGTTCTGACGTATCTAGTTCAAAATCAACAGAAGATGATGATGTAGCGCCCACGTTTGTAAAAATATATTGACCAACATTACCAGTGGTAAAACCCCAAACAGGACTTTTAGGTCTTAATATACAATTAACACTCACGACGTCTAAAGTGGCGCTTGGATTAGGAGATATTTTTAAAGCTAGTTTATTCAAAGGTGTTATAGTTATAAGCGCAGAAGTAGTGCCTCCGCTTATTGTTAATATATCTCCAGCGGAATATCCCGATCCATAATCATTTACTGTTATAGAAGTTATAGTTCCTGCAGGCGCCGTTACTGTGACATTAAATCCAGTTCCAGTTCCACCTGTAGTTCCGTGGGTAGATCCATTAACATATCCAGCGCCTCCACTGTTTATAGAAATATCGGCAGTAAGATTATCACTGCTTGTTGTTCTGAATATGGGATATTGTTTGGTGGGAGAGGTTAATTTTGATCTAGTTATTTTATCAAAATCTTTTTTACTAACAAGCTGAGTTACAGAAGAATACTTAGGCTGGCCACTGTAAGTAGTTACAACGTCACCTATTTTGAAAAGTACAAAACCTGTGTTATTGTAAAAACACTCATTAGAAGAGTTATATGTAAAGCTTAATTCTCTTTCAAATGGGTGCAGTTTATAACTTATATCTTTAAACATGTTAAAGAACTCAGTATCATTTTGAGTGTTATTTTGATTTAATCTATTTACCTGGTTACCATCAGGAAAATAAGATTGAAATATTTCGTCTTGAACTTGAGCTGCAAGACTATTAAATTCAGCAGGTGTTATATATCCTCTTTGTTCTTTGTTTAATATATACAAGACTGTTTGGTATACTGTGTTTACGCTTACTGCCATATTAATTTTTTATTATACTAAAAAGGCGGCCGAAACCGCCTATGTTATAGTATCACTTGTTTTTATAGTTTTTTATCTATAGATTTATAGATCTCAACACCTTCGTCTGTTTTCAAGAAAGAAGCAAATGCTGAGTAAGGATTTTCATCAAAAGGTACATTCATTAATTTTCTACCGTTTGATCCCCAAGTAAATGTTCTTTGATCGCCTGATAAATTAATTATACCAGCCTCTACAGCTCTAATAGCTAAGTTTCTTAACTGAACATTATCATCATTAGCTAAGCTAATAAATAACTGTGGGTTTGTTCTAGCAAACAAAAGCAAGTCTCTTTTAATTTCTTTAGAGCTCATGGTGTTTACTTTAGATCCAATTTCTACTCTAAGAATAGCTTCTGCTTGATCTATATCAATACTTCTAGCAGCATTCATAGCATCAATTTGAAGATCTAATATTTCTAATTGATCAACAGCTTCTTCTTTAGCGCTAAACTCTTCATATAATTTACCTTTTAAAGGGTGATATAAAGATAATAATTTCTGCAAGTTTTGTTTTTCTTTTGGAACATTTAAGGTTCCATCATGAAATCTAATATGACCCATTGTGCACTCGCCTTTTTGTTCATCTACTAAAGGTGAATCTTGATTTGTTGCATATCTAATTTCTCTTTGCTTGCCTGATTTTTCATCAAAATAAAGTAAAGCATGCTTTCTAGTGTGCTTACCTGGAATAGTTAGAGTTAAAGGAGATTTATTACCTGTTAAATAATAAATTCTATCTTTAATTTCCCAACTTGGTTTAGTTGGTTTTGTAGGAGTTTTAACTGCTACTTCTTGAGGCGCAACCTCAATAGTTTCTACTGCTTTAGCTTTTTTAGCCATAATATAATAAAATTAAATAGTTAATAAAAATCCTAGGGCCACTCTCACAGTGTGACCCTAAGATTTAATTTAAGAAGTAATTACACTCCTTTGAATAATACAAAGTTGTTAGCAGCTTGTGTTACTAAACATCTTTCAGATAGGAAGTTTACTTCCATAGCATCAAGAGTAGATGTAAATGCGCCACCAGCAGAACCAGTCAACCAAGACTTCATGCGACGATCATCAGCTTGTGAAGCTCTGTATCGTACATGTAAGAAAGGTCTACGAATGTTAGTTCCTAATACTTGATCGTAAACAGTAGAAGTTCCAGCAGGTACTAATACACCTTCAATAGAGCTAATTCCGTCAATACCTCCACGAGTAGAAGCATCGTTCAAATATTTCCAGTCAGTTTTGTAAAAATCATAAGATCCTCTGCGGAAACCACTAAATCCAAGATTTAATGCCATTTCCTCAGAGTTTTCAAATAAACCAAAAGCAGTACCACCGGCAGTTCCACCAGAGATTGCAGCTAGCATATCATCAAAATCAAGAGCAGTTTGTCTTTGTAAGAAAAGCATATTTTCTTCAATAGCGCCTTGAGTATCTAAGTTTTTCAAAATAGCATCAAACTCATCTAGTCCAGCAGCAGCAGTAAATCCTACTTCTACATTACCACGAGATTGAATAGCGGCAAATAAACCTTCAGAACCTGGTAATTTAGCAACACCAGCTCCAGCAGTAATTTGACTATACTCGCTTTCAACCATAGACATTTCTAAGTAATCTTCAAAACGTAGTCTTGTTTCAGACTCAGCTTTTAAGTACCATAAATATCCAGATGTTCCATCTTCAGTAGCAACTTCAACCCATCCAATTTGTGCCATATCAGATCCAGATACTTGGTATTGGCTTCTAATAATGATTGGTGAATTAGAGTATTGAGTAAACTGAGGATCTACGGATACATATCCTTCTGTAAAAGGTCCAGCTCCAGCCGCAACTGAATTTAAACTTTGTCCTTTTTGGTAAGAAGATCCATATACGAATACCTTAATTGAAGGAGATCCAGCTGTAATATTATTTCCAGCAGCTGTATCTAGCTTTTTGTTATTAAACGCTTGAACAGTAATTGTTCCAGCAGCTCCAAGAGTAGAAGATGTTACTAAACATTTTGCTTCACCTCCTGTAGCAGGATCTAAAACAACAACAGTATCATTAGGTGAAATAACATTTGTTACTCCAGCTGCAGCTAGTTGGTTAATAGCAATTACATTGGTAGTGCCACCACCACCAGCAGTAACTTGACAGTTGTCATAAGATATGTGTAATCTATTTTGTTCAGACCAAATTACTTGATCAGATGTCATTGGCATTTCAGCGCCAACCATTCTTAAGAATCCAGATAACGTTCTGTTTCCATAACGCTCTACTTCTTGTTCATAAATTTCTGGTAGGTACTGTTGTGCAAACGAATCGCCACCATTACCAGGTCCCGCAGGACCACCAGCGTTAAATTGTAGGTAGTTGCTGTTTAAAATCTCTTGCGTTTGTGAAGGGATTAAACTACCAAATTGAGGAGTTAAACTCATAATTTATTGTTTTTAGTTAAATTTTCTAGTTTTTATTTTTAGTTTTGTAGAATCAGCTCCTGAAATTGCTTTAACTTTAAATCCGCCAATAAACACATCTCCTTGACTAGTCCTAGCTTTAGTGTCAGTAAGGTTTTTTGATTTGTTTACAACTTCTTTTACAGCATCTGCTTTTCCTTGCTCATAAAAATGAGCGGCAATCTTATCTACATTTTCAGCAGCATACATAGCTTTGTGATAACCATTAACGTCTTGAACATTACCATTTTCATCTAGGAACTTCCCAACGAGGTTTGTTATATTAGACTGGTTTTCTGCAACTTTATCTTTGTTTTGAATATTGTACTTATATTTCTTTTCACCAACACTGATATCAAAACCTTTGAAATCATCGCTAAAAAGCTTTTTTGTACTATCTTTAAACATTTGATGCTGTTGCTCAGCTTGTTCTTGTTGCTTATTATATCTATTGAAAAAATCCATAGCTTTTTGTTGTTCTTGAGTAACGCCCGGTCTCAACTTGATCTCGTCGTAATATTTACTCTTAGTTTCTTCTAAAAAGTTTTTGGCTTTTGCAACTTCTTCTTTAAATGCAAGTTTCTTTTTTCTTGCATCTTTTTCCTCATCTACGTCTTCGTCTATAACAAAATCTTCTAATAAAAGATCTATATCATCAGACTCTAAATAAGGTTTATTTTTTTTATAATACTCTTTTAATAAAGTAACATCGTCAATGCTAGAGTAATCAGCGTTTAAACGAGTATAATCTTCTATTGTCCCACCTGTTTCTTCCATAAAAGAAACTAGCTTTTCAATATTTTCAGGCAATGTTCTGCCTAATACTTTTTCATCTCTTATAGCTTCTTTAACTTCCGCTTCAACTTTTTTAACTTCAGCTTCTGTTACTTCTTGTATCGGAGAAAACCCTTCAGTAGTCTCGTTGGACTCTTGTACAGGTTCTCCCACCTTTGCGCTATCTCCGGATGGTTCTTCCACAGATACCTCCTTTGTTTCTCCGATTTGAATGGCATCTTCTTTTTCTTCTTGTTTTGGAATTACTACTTTTTTAACCTCTGGTTCTAATTCAACTAAAGGTTCTTTTGGATTAACATTTACTTTTGTAATGTTATCCTTTGTTTCAGTTAGTTTTTTAGGAGTTGTTTTCTTTTTTATTTTAAACTCACCTTCCTGTTTAACAGGTTCATTTGTTTTTACTTCTGACATAATATAATATAATTAAATAATTAAATAACGTTTACATGAAAGCGTTAACGTCTTGTTGTTGTTCAAAGTTAATTGGTAAGCCATCGTTTTTTCTTTGACTTATCATTTCACTTTGCTGTGTTGCTTGTAATTTAGTTCTTTTATCTTTTCTATCCTCTATCGCGTTTTCTTTTTGCTGCATCGACTGAGTTTCTATTTGTTTTAACTGCATGTTGTATTGATGCTGCAATTGCATTTTTTGTTGATCAAGCTTAGACTGAATTTCCATTTTTTGAATTTCCATTTGAGTTCTAGCTTGTTCATATTGCACTTTAGATCCGCTTATAGCCTCTTGTTTTTGTACTTCAGCCATTGCTGTTTTTTCAGCAGTCTCTGATTGAGCAGCGCCTTGAGCCGCTATATTAGACTGTTGCGTTTCCATGTCTTTACGCTCTTTGCGCTTACGCTTTATCTTAAGCATTTGATTAGCTAACTTAAGATTTTTTATTTGCCTAACGTCTATAGCGTCGTCTAGTTGTATGCTTCCGTTTTGTAAAGCAATTTGAATGTTTTGCTCTAGCTGAGCTTGTTCTTCTTCATCAGGTTCTAATTCTAAAAATATACCAAAATCATGAAGATTAAGATGTATTAAATTTTCTAAAGTTTTAATGTTAAAAGTAGATATAGAATTTTTTAAAGATTCAGCGGTTAAAGGAAAAGCTAAAGCGTCTGCAATTTTTAAAGAAATATTTTCAGCCATTCTGAGAGTTATATACAAACTAGACTGGTTAATATGCTTAGTAGCTGTATTAGATGCGCTGGCTGCTAATTTTTGTAATCCTACAAGTGTATTACGATCTGGCAAACTACCGTCTCTAGCTTCATTAAGCCCCGTAACGTCACGTATCATTTGTAAATAATACTGATAAGTGGTTATTAAACTTTGTATTTTAGCTCCCCCACTGCTGCTTTGCAGCTCTTGAATCGGAACCTTACCTCTATTCAATTCACCGTCTTGCGTAAGCGATCTGCCTACAATAGAACCTGTTTGAAAATACATGTTAAGAGCTTCAGCTGGATTATAGTTAGTTCCATTACCAAGATCAACTTCTGCTAAACCGTCCATGTCTAAATAAACACCATCAGGAACCATGCGAGATAATACTTGCTGTAGCTTTAGATGAGTTAATTGTATCATGTCTGCAAAACCTATACACTTACTTACTAAAGATTCTATTCTACCTTTATATATTCTAGGCGCACAAATAGAATAATTCATTTCAACTTTTGTAGTATCAGACATAGGTCTTGACATGTTTTTTGCTAGTTCCCACTTAAGCATTGTGTCCATTCCTAAAACTTTAGCACCACTGTATAAAACCTCTATTGATCTTGACACTCTTTCAAAGTTATCATTTTCAGGTGGATTAAACGTGTCTGGTTTTTCAATAGCTTTCATCAACCCTTGATCAGTTTGTTTTATTTTAAAAACTTGATCATTATATGTTTTGTAATCAAAATATAAAACTTGAACAGTGTTTTCATCATATCCGCCCCATCCAGTTATATACTGTCTATTGCCTGGCATTTTTTGTATACGCTCTAATTCTTCTTTAGATATATTAGGAAATTCTTTTTTTAGTTCTGGTATTGTTATAGATTTTATTTCACCAACATAGTATATGTCTTCAAAATTAGGATCTTCTGTGTACGAGTACACCATATAAGCAGGATCTACGTAATCTATTGTTACGCCATTAGCTGTGTTAAAATTAGTTTTGCTAGCAGCAATACCTATAGTAACAAGATCCATGTTTATTCTTCTTCTTGTAAGATTATATTTGTTTTTAGCCATAACAGTAGATATAGCTTCTTCTTCTGCTATTTCTATAGCCTGTTTATAACTAAGCTGCATATGAAGCTCTAATTCTTCTTCTGATTCTGGTATTAAACTAGGATCAGGCGTTTGATACAGATCAACGCCTAAAACTTGTTTTATGTTTTCTATATAATCTTTAGAAATCATATCTTCATAAATTTTAGAAGCATATGATGTTCTTTTTTTAACTGATTCTGGATCTTGTGCGTAAGCTTTTATTTCGTAAGCTTTTTGAGATATACCATTAACTACAATATCTACAAATTTAGAAAGTATAGGAACCGGTTTCCAGTCTAAGTTTAAATAAGATAAATCACCGTTTATAGATAATTCATCTTTATATTTTTGTATAGATTGCTCCCCTCTAGCATATAACCTAAGTTCGTGAAAATTGTTCCAGTTGGTTAAATACCTATTTCCGTTAGTTCTACCCGATCTAAACCACTCGTACTCAATAGCCATAGCTACTTGACTACCGTATTCTAATGTACTTTTCTCCTCATTACTTACTACTTGACTTGGAAAAGCGCTATTTGAGTTGGTGTATATATTCATTTAACTTATTATTTTTGATGTAGTACCTTTGTTGTCATATTTTTTTATGCCAAGATCAATAGGTTCTAGTTTAATTTTGTTTACTGGAGAATATCTATGCTTATTACAAGCCATTAAAGCTAAGCCAGAACTAATAGAAGCATCGTGTTTTGTTCTATTATTTATATTAAACTTAGCCCAATCTTCTAATGTTTTTTGAAAATACATATCACCATAGCCTGATTCTTTTAGTCCTACAAATGTTTCTATGTAAGTTTCAATAGCAGATGCATGCGCTTGTTTTATATCTTCACTTGAGTTTGGTATGCCACCTAATTCTCTTTCTGTTATAGATAATTTATTATACTTTCTGTCAGGCCTGTTCATTGAGAAGCCTCTATAACCTCTTTTTTTAAAATAATATAGTAGTCTTGGTTTATTATTTTCTGCTAATATTGGCATGCCATAAAAAACACAAGCCATAAGTACATCTTCAAAAAATATTTCAGCTGTTTGAGGTCTAGCTATATATTCTAGAAAAAAATGATTAGGCGGTACATCTTCCATTGAAAACTTTGTAAGGCCATGTAGAGATCCTTTAGAACCTCTTTTATCTACCGTGCCTGATATATCGTATGGATCACAACCAAAAGCTCCCATAGATTCATTACCTGGATAATTAGTGCTATTTTTTTTATAACGTCTGTTTTGTAAATGATAAGGTGGCACCCAGCTTATTTTAAATCTACCGTTTTTATTTGGAACAAATATAACCTCTGTGTCTTGCTCTGCATTTTGCCACTGAAAGCTACCCTGCGTAACATTTATAGAATTACGCATATCTTCATTAAAATCTATTTGTTCGTAAATTTTAGTTAGATTAAATAAAGATTCTTTTGACTCATCTCTAAAAGCGTGCTTAGTAGTTCTTGGAAATTGTCTATAAAATTCATTTAAAGCATCTTGATCTTTTTTAAGACCTTCAACTTCATTATTCCAATATTCTATTACACCTAAATCTATTTGCTCGCCCTGCGGCCCTTCCAGTGGCTTTGCGGGCGTGTCGAATACAGGTAATCCATAAGAATCAATGTATCCTTCGTAATTCCACTCCATAGGTATAAACAAGCTATATAATCCAGAGCGAGTTTGTCCATTCGCGTTTCGCTGTGTAACGTCTGAGTCATTGTATAGTTTTTTAAAATTGTCTCCACCTTTATCTAATGAGTTACTAGTTGAACCCATCATGCACTTACCTATAATTCTACTACCTAATCGTAAGCAGGTTTTCGTGACCCTCCAGTTGTTGAGGATGTTCGTCGGACGTTCCCATTTGCCGCTCTCATCGTGGACGAGGAGTTTGAGTTTCTCACCGTCATACGAGTTGTCGCCCGTGTTTTTCCAGTCGATCGTGGTGTCGAGCCCGTCGAGTTCACGTAGCGTCTCGTTATTTTCAAGCTTCTTACGCGTGTATTTCGTCGCGGGTACTCTGTACGCAAGCTCTGTCTTTGGCCTGTCCATACCGTCCTGAATTGGTTTGAAAAAGAAGGGGTAATTAACCGATATCGGTACCACCTTGTCTGTAAACATCTTCTTCGCATCAGGTCCAGATTTAGATAATATTCCAAACCTAGAGTCGCTTGATATGGTTGCCATATTAACGCACTCCCCGGACGCCATAAATGAGAATCCAGATCGTCTATTCTTAAGGTAGCACATCCCATATGACCTATGATCGGCCCTGCAAGCTTCCCAGAATATGTAGAATAATCTGTTTGATTCCCTAAAATCTGGTTGCCCAACATCAATCTTGGACCACTGCAAGTACATATAGTGAGTACCAGTAATGTAAGTAGCCACATTCTTATTATAGAACCAAAAGCCTTCTTCCCTGCGGACGAACTCATTATCGATGTAATCATACCATTTTTCTTTAAAGTCTAGCGGATACTCTTCCCAATCAAATACAGACTTTATTTTTTTTAATACTTTAGGGTATTCAGTATACTCCCATTTATTAGTTTCAAACTTATGTATATTATTAACTTTTGGTAAAGCTATTTTTAAGTTTTGTATTTCGTATATATCACCTATTGTACCGTCTTTGCTTATAACAATAATGTCATGCTCTTTGTTATAGCCGTAATCCCATTTCTTATAACGGTTCATACGTTTTAAAACCTTAGGCTTTATATGATCTTTTAATACTTTATATAATGTTTGTTCGTACATTACTTCTTAGATCTACCTTCAGCAAAACCTTTAAAAGTTCTTTCTTCTTTAACTTCTTTTGGTTTATCGTTTAATAAGTTCTCTTCTTCTTCAATGCGACCAAGTATTTCAAAGGCATCGAATATAGCTAGCTTTTTAGTAGCCGCGGCGTTTTTGAGTCTGTCAGCTGATATATCATCATCTGAATCAACAATAGCCTCTTTAGCTACTTTGATTAACTCTTCAACTGCTCGCTGCCCAGCTTGGATTATATTCTTCTTCGTTTCCTTGGTATTCATACTTAATTACAATATCATTAGATTTCATACAATAAAGTCGTTTATTTTCGACTAAAAACTCCCACTCACTGTTAGGAGTAAACCCTACAAGATCTCCTGGGTTTATATTAAGCGCTTCTAAGGACTTATTACCGTATTTAAGTATACCAATAAGGTTAGCCTCTTTATCAAGCGTTAGATCTTGTCTGCTTTTTATAGGTGTTACAAAGCATCTATTATTTAT